CTCATAGCTGCCGCCACCAACAATCCCCAGCCCGCCGGAATCATCCTCGACCGTGGCCGCATGGCTCCCGCCCCCGCCGGCATCAATGGAGTCTCTCCCATCGCCTACTTCCCCGAAGTTGGCTGCCAGGTCTGGAGCTACGACGAGCTTTACTGGGACGGCTCGGCCAATCAGCCCATGGTCCCTGTCAACAAGGTCTGCATGATCTCCAGCCAGGCCAGGATGGACCGCCTCTACGGAGTCATCCAAGACATGGACGGGCTCTATGCCGTAGATCGCTTCGCGAAGTCCTGGGTCGAGAACAATCCCTCCGTCCGCTGCGTCGAGATGGATTCCGCCCCTCTCCTGGTCCCGCACCAGGTCAACGGTTTCCTCACCGCGCAGGTGTATTGATCATGGATTTCCGCGATTCGCTTGATGCTGATTTTCGCTCGATGCTCACGGGCGAATTCGCGGATGAAACCCTCGTGCGTGCATCACTGGAAACGGTGGTGCACGTACTCGGGATTTTCGATGAAACATATCTTGAGGTGGTTCCAGGATCTGCAGCCACCGTCGCGAGTCGAAAACCCCGAGTCACGGTATTCAAAGGGGATGTTTCCTTTGAGATCGTCCAAGGTGCCATCGTCACGGTGAAGGGGAAATCATATCGCGTCCGTGACATTCAATCTGACGGCCTTGGAAGTGCAAGCCTATATCTTGATCCTGCCAAAGCGATGGATACGCAGGATATTTCCACGTTCGCCGAAATTAATCCCAGCCCGAGTGAATCAGTTTTAGTCAACGCCAGAGCTGAGGCCCTAGAAGACAATATTCTCGTCGATCAAAGCACGGTCCAAGGCATCGGAGTTCGCGCAGAAAACGACGTTATAGCCCTCGATGACATCCTGATAAGGACGGGAGATGGACTCTTCCCAGCTTCCGAAAATCTGGTGATATCCGACCTTTCTGCGGTCGTTTCCGCCCTTTTAGCTGCTTCTGACCGACAATGGGTCGAGCCTACCTATTCGGGTGATTTCACCTATTCCGGCGCCCTTGATTACGGGGCAACAGCCCAGGCCGGGATTGATAAAGCAATGACGATGACGGTGACGCGATTGGGCGTGCCAACACAAGAGGAACTGGTATGAAAGCAATTGATACTGTTCGGGTTCGCGGCATTTTCAAGCTGCGCGTCTATAAGCGTGGAGAACTCATCGAGGATTATGAAGATCACAATCTCGTTGTTGATGTTGCCCGCGTTGCCCTCGCGCGTCTTGTTTCCGGGGATGCTGCAGCTTCAGCCATTACCCAGATCGGGTTTGGGACGAACGGTACTGCACCAGCAGCGGGAGATACCGCTCTAACGGCTCCGCTCCTCAAAGCCATTGCCTCCCATTCGTTCCCGGCTACGGGGCAAGTTGCCTTTGCCTGGACCCTTACTACAGCTGAGGGGAATGGGAAATCAATCGCCGAGTTCGGCCTCGTCTGTGCCGACGGGTCTCTGTTTGCCAGAAAGAACCGCACGGCGGCGCTGGCAAAGGACAGCGACATCAGCCTCTCTGGAACTTGGACGATTCAGTTCTAAGGGATATGTGATGTCAAATTTAACGCCAGCTTCGAGTTTCGACGATGTTGTTCAGATTGAACTGACCGACAAGGTCAAGGGCGGAGCTGGCGGTAAAGCGAATGAGCAGGCTCAGGCGCTTTTAAATAGAACCAAGTACCTTTACGATAAAAAAGCGGACCTTGTCGATGGCAAGATTCCTGCAACCCAACTCCCATCCTATGTTGACGATGTCCTCGAATATGCGAACCTCGCCGCGTTTCCGGTCACTGGAGAAACCGGCAAGATTTACGTTGCCCTTGATACCAATCTCACCTATCGATGGAGCGGTACGGTTTACATTGAAATTTCAAAGTCCCTAGCTCTCGGCGAATCATCCGCGATGGCCTACGCGGGAGACAAGGGAAAGGTCGCTTACGATAAAGCCCAAGAACTTATCAACGCCGCAGACATTCTGGTCGCTCCGACGATCGTCCACTCCCAATTCTTGACGTTGGTCAAAACCTGGCTCGACATTGCATCCGACACGGTAAAGGGTCTCGTCAAGATCGCTACGTTGGCTATGCTCGAAGCCGGAAGCGATACAACGTCGGCAGTCCCTCCCTCCATTCTCAGAACGTGGGCTATAAAACGTGTATCTAGAATGGATGGTTCAGGTGCTACTTATGTCAGTAATTTTGTGACTACCGATGGATGGCTAAATAGTTTTTCCACCACTGTATCTGTAGTATCGGGGGTACTGAGAATATTATTCTCCGGGATAGGTGCCGCTTATCGAGCTTCAGTTGCAGGTAAATATTTACTTATTACAATGAGAGGATCGAAAGCACTCACTATTCAAATTAAAACAAATGGCGGGGCCACACTTTTACAGCAATATTCAGTGACAACTACATGGCAGACTTTTGTGCTTTCCACTCCTATGTCGGGCCTAGCTGACATTACTCTAGTAGGAATGGACGCATCGAATGGGGATTACATAGAATTGAGTCGTGCAGTTGTAGCGGATATTTTTGGTAGAAGTTCTTACCTCTCCGGCTCTCTCTCCGAGGAAGCGGCCCGTGTCGCGAATCAGGGCGGGGATACTCCCGGACAAGGTGCATTCGCATCCTGTTCCCTAACATCAAATGGAACGAACTTCTCGGACGGCGATATCATTGCAACAATTAACGGTAAAGCCTATACAGCAAAGGCGGCGTTGAGCGACACTAGAATGGAGGGAGAAGTTCTCATTGGTTCTACTTATGCAGATACACTATACAGATTTTCTCGGGCAATAGTCCGAATAAATCCTTTCGTAGATGATTACAATGGAAGTTCTCCAATCTACAACGTCGCCGCCGCGAACACTGTGGTTTCTTCTACATATTCCGGGGGTATTTCCACTCTTACCGCAGTTGCTTCCGGTCGTGCTGGAAACCAAATCACCGTTTCCAAGCACACCGCAACCGCCGCGATCTTGACCTTGACCCCGAACAACGGGACCGGAATCACGACCAACGACACGAACATCAACCTCGCGGGCGGATACGACGATTGGGCAGCCAAGGTAGCGACTGCAGTGTCAGAAGCATCCAATGGGGCACTAGCGCGGAAAACTTCCTTCGCTCTCACTGATAAAATCCGAATGCTGGATATGTCCGGCGGAGGTATCGCCAAGTACGTCCTCGGTTCTGATTTCTTCGCGGCCGACGGCGGAACCGGAGCAGCGACGGCGGTCCAAGGGAACGATTCGAGACTTTCATCTCTGGGAACTTGGACTCCCTGTGTGACCATTGGAGGTGCAACAACCGGAATCACCTATGGGACGAACAACGCAGGACAATGGGCAAAGAGCGCAAAATACTACTCCTGCGATGGGTATCTGGAGCTGACATCAAAGAACGCCCTCACTGGAGATGTAATCCTTACAGGACTTCCAGTCGTAGTTTCTTCGGCTCTTTACTATAGGGTAGCGCTCCTCTTCGCGAAGACAGGAACCCTCAATACTGTTGCGGGAGTTCTCACCGGAAGAGTCTCTGCGGGAGCATCGACAATCGTCCTGCAACTTTCCGTAAACGAGGTCAAGACAGCCCTTGCAGGGGCAGATATCAAAGATACCTTCGCAATGGCAATCCACATCGATTACTTCACGACATAAGGAGCAGAGTGTGGAACTGAAGATCGTTGCAGTTCTCGACCCAATAGATTCGTTCGGGAACATTCCGATAGCCATTCACAAGATCGTCTCAGACGTGGACGGCTATATAGTCTCTGACAAGGAATGGCGTCGTGTGTTCGCTCGAGGGGACGACATCAACCAGCCGTTAACCTGTCGATGGATAGATGATACCGAATCCGCACAGGTACTTCTCGACGAAGAAACCAAGACCGCGATCTTGGCAAAATGGGCCGAGTAAGATCGCTATTTCATGGGGAGCAATATGAAAGGATTGAGGATCTGATAAATGCATTCTCGAGCTGCGATAAAAACTGCCATCGTCGCTGCACTCATGGGGACGACCAATGCTGGGGTCAAAATATATCCGGCCCGGTATTTATCCCTCCCTGAATCTCTGCTTCCGGCGATATGCGTTTTCACCCCGCTCGAGACCATCGCAGACAGCGACTCGTTGAATTACCTGCGGACCTGTACTGTAAAAATTGAATGCATAGCTGAAGGTTTTGACAGCGAATCCGAATCCATCCTTGATGTCCTTTCCGCACAAGCAGAGAGAGCTCTTGCTATCGATATCACACTCGGCGGCGTGGTAAAGAGCCTAAAGCTTAAGAAGGTCGATACTGGCGAGGATCCTGGAGCTGACAGAGACATCCTGGCCACGGTCATGACCTATGAGGCCGAGTATCGCTCTGCCTCTTATTACAATGGAACCTTCGACGATCTGAAGACTGTCACCGCAGATTACAATCGCGGCAAAGCTTCAGACACGATAGATCTCACCTGATAGGGAGGGAGATGAAATGTTTGTAAAGCCGGCCCAGGGCCTCACGGTTCGCGACCCTGTCACCCATAAGGCGCTTCCTCCCGAAGGGATGGATGTGTCGAACAGCACGTATTGGCACCGCCGTCTCAATGATGGCGACGTCGAACTCGTCACCGAAAAGCCCAAAAAGGAGGCGAAATAAATGTCTATAAGTTTCAACGAAATTCCCTCGAATGTGCGCGTTCCATTCACGTTCGTGGAATTCGACAATTCAGGAGCCGCTACCGCTCCCGGATCGAACCCTTACAATGCGCTGATGATTGGCCAGCGGCTCGCCGCCGGCACCATCGCCGCAAGAATCCCAACAACCG